GTGAGGGTACTACCTGAACATTTGTCTAAACTTAGTCACCGACATTGCGCCGTCATCCACTCCAGCACTTGTCGAAGGTTTAAGTTGTGACATTGGATCTTGAGCCTGTGCTTCTTCTGCCAAAGCCTGTTGATTAGTTCTAATCGAGTTGCTTAAGTCCATCAGTTTCTTTTGAGCCAGTTTCGGTTGCGTATACGATAAAAGAATAATGCTAGACATCTTTTCAGGATTGTCTACCAACTCCTTCATAATATCGCCCGTGTTCTCTAGCTCATTAGCCATCTGAACTACATTAGCTAACGTCGAATAATCCAAATCATTAAGCTTTGCCTCTAACCCAGGGTATTTTGCCTCTGCCGCCTGCATCTTAGACACAAACGAATCAACCGTTTGCTGCGTTCGTTGCTGCTGCAATTGCTGTTGCATCTGCTCTTGCAACATTTGCGGCGCTTTCTCAGCGATCAACCGCTCAATATCTGCCTGCGACATTTGCTGCATCCCACCAATATTTTGCGCTTGCTGGGGTTGCTGCATTTGTTGCTCTGGCGCTTGTTGCGGCGCTTGCTGTTCTTGTAAAGCCATTACTGCCTCCTGTTTGCCTTTTTCATACGCTTTAGTGCGCTCCCTTTCGACTATCTTTGACACCAAATCTCGCGATAATGGCGCTTGTTCATCTACGGGTTCCGCATTAAGAGCAGGCGAATCAGGTGGTAGTTCACCCTGAATTTCAGTCTCAAGTTCAATCGTCATCTTATCCCTTCATTTGACTTTTTTCGGTGTCACCGTGATAGACAATGCTTATCGCGCAAAGATTCGGCCAGGTTGTCGTGTGGCGACGTAATAACTGAATTGTCACATTAGTACTGTATCTAGTCAATAGTGGCAATTGTGGTCAGCACTTCTTCTTTTTGGATTTCCCAGCTTTTGACATAGCAATCGCAATTGCTTGGTTCTTTGGTTTTCCAGCATTCATTTCCGTTTTAATGTTAGAAGACACAACGGCTTTTGACTTTCCTTTTTTCAATGGCATTTTAATCTCCTAACATGGCTCTTGTCGGTTATAAAGCTTCTCAACCACTTTCGCTTTCTCGTCGCGTGTAGCGCCTCTCATTTCTCTATGTACGGTTTGCATGACCTGTTGCTTGGTGAAGCCGTCGCGGTCTAATTTTGCAATGCCGCCATTGCGTTCGATGTCACTCAGTTTTAGTTTGTATTTAGTTGTCATTTTCTGCTCCTTTGCTTATTTCGCAATAATTTTTTTAAATAGAGGGTGTCTGCCTTTCTTAATACAATCATTAAGATTGTCCAAGTTAGTGCCTAAAAACAGGTGGGTTGGGTTGCTGCATATGGGGTTGTCGCATTTGTGACAAACAAACATTCCAGCGGGTATTTTGCCAAAATGTATTTCATAAGATACCCGATGCGCCCTAAGCATCCTGCCATTTAATTTAAATCTTAATTGCCCATACCCATCAGTCAATGCTCCATTCCATCCCCAGCACTCATTGTCATTATTTTTTATGACTTGATTTTCCCATGCTTCTTCTGGTGTCTTATATAGACCGCTTCTTTCATGGTTGATGTCACCATGGTATTTAATTCTTAGATAGTGCTTGTTGCAATAGCCTTTCCCATAATATTTATCCAAACATCCGTCTACCGTGCATTTCTTTTTTTTAAAATATACATTTGGATCGCCATGTCTTTTAAACCTTTGATAATGTTTATCGCAAAATCCATGGCCTTTTACTTTTGAACAACACCCTTCAATAACACATATTTTCATATTGATCCCTTATCAACCCCTATTAGTAACTAAGGCAATGCAACTAGGGTTGTTGCTTTTCGACTGGCCGGTCTATGCCTTAGTTTTTATATTTTAATCTTTTTCTTTGTTCTTCGCTTCGTCTAATTTCCTGTGTTCCAGATTCAAATGATGATAGTCCATTTGTTTATCATGTTCTCTTGACTGTATTTCTGCTATTTTTGTAGCGGAGTCAAGCGCATGAGTCTCCAAAGAAGTTTGAGCTTTTTCAAGCTGAACCGCAGAATCAATTTGAGCTTGAGACACCTTTGCTTCCGCTTCCATAACCTTGCTGTCTACTAAAATCTTCTCATTGGCCAACTTAGCTATTTGTATTTGATTGTCAAATTCACGCTGCTGATTATCAAGCTGCATTTGTTGTCCTTCAAGCTGCACTTTCATTTGATCAACCTGAGCCTTAATCATTCTTGGATCGTTCATCATCATTTTTTCTTGCATTTGTTGTGCCTGCTCTTGTTGCTTCGCCCGCTTTTGGCTCCACCTCTCCACTGCCTCTGGTAGCGCATCTGCTCCATAGATGTTCAGGTTCTTAACGAGAATGTTAAGACCACCATCCTCATCGGAGAAAAATTGACCTAGAGTTTCATTTGCCCTTGTTAAAGCTATTATCTGGTCAACTGCCGCGGATTTTTGCACTTGGAAATTAACGCCTGCCTCAATCTGTACCTTGATAGCCTTCTCGTCATAATCAAGCTTCGGCGCATCTTTGGTATTTATTTGCTGGTAAGACTTGTCACCCGCAACATTAACCACGGGAATTGTACGTTTAGATAGCAAATACTTGGGCATCAAATCAACGTGAATCGTCGCCATCTGCGCAAGTCCTGCCAAATACCCCACCACATAAGGCTCGGCTGCTGCATTGCCAACACTTGCCGATTCAATGACCGCCTTGCCTGAAAGGTCGTTGTCATTCTTGCCTAAGTTTGAAGCATAACTGCCCAAAATGGTCTGTGTTGTTGGGTCTGTGACCTGAAACGCACCCATAACTTCGGGTGGTGCTGGCAAGTTTTGCACTTCGCGAATTGGATCGGGAATTGGCTTGTCGGGATTATTTTCAGCGTAAGCATTAACGACCACAGTATTAGCTTTCTGAATATCGTTAAGCGCTTCGAGATAATCCATTTCCTGTGGGATAGCCTCTTTCTTGATAATGAACTTATGCTGAATCATATTTTCAAGATAGTTAGCTAGCGCTATACCTGCAAAGTTCTTTAAGTCCTGCACGCCAAGCGCATGATATACATAGGGTCGTGTCATCTGATAGGTGACGTTACTCGTACCTTCAGTCAAATCGATTGAATTGCCATCAAAGAACACATGAGGCAGATAGGAGTAGTCAGTTTCTTTGTATTCCAGTATTTGATCGCCTGTCAGTTTATAGCAGCAAACCGTTTCCAAGATTGTCCAACGCGAGCTAGTCACCACGGGGATTTGCTCAAAGAATTGTTCTTGATCCCAATACTCTTGCAGCTTTTCGTAGTCTTTAGCCCGCATACTACGCCCATTGGCAAGCTTCACAATCTTTGTTTTCTTTCGTTTCTTTTCGTAATAGTCAGCAACCAAGATCACTTTGTTGTTTTGTGCGTCTTTGTAAATCCAGTTAAACCCCTCGATATCCTTTTGATATCCCATCCTGCTGACTTCGGCTTTGGGAAACTCACGCTTGAAGTCTTCCTCAGTCATTGGGTAGATTTCAAAACTATATTGACCATCACCCTTATGCGATGCGCGTGCCATAGGATCGAAGCCTACAAGTGTTGGATCAAACACACGCCCCCAGAATATTTCTTGATTAAATGACATCGGGCTTGAATAGTCTGTCCACACTTTAGCAACTGAATAGCCGCCAGACAGCAAATCTTTATATATTTGATAGCTAAAACCATTTTTGTTTGCGTCATAAATGGCGTGCCTGATATGGCCTTCCACCACGTCCAGCACTTGTTGATCAATCGGCACACCCTCGGCGGGCGTTATATCGATGCTCGGTTCATGCTTTGAGAATTCACCAAGCAGCCGGCTGATATAGGCTTCCAGAATGTTAAACTCAACCACGGGCCTGTTCAATTCTTGCAACATGCTACGCTGGTCTTCCCCGATTGATTCTTTGAAGACGTAGCGCTTGAATTTACGGTATCGGTTCGCGTTGTCTTTGAAGTACATATGTGAGGTCTGGACGTTCTTTTTAATGCGTTCCAGTTGCTCTGTGCTGTCTTTAGTTATTGCCGCCATACAAGTTGCTCCTAGCACGTTGTAGCGTTTTTTGTTTTTGCAATATAGTAGCAGCTTTTTTGACCGAGTCGGTAGTGTCATCGAGTGCCGTTTGAGGGTAAGCAAACGTCAGACACAAGGAATCGGCAAGATCGGACGATCGAATTCCGCGCTTTTTCATGTCTTTCTTTTGTTCCATAACAAGTCTGGAATTAGAGTCAACCGTGTATTTAATCCCGCACAAGTCAGCGTGTAGCTCGTCATTGTCCGGTATTTGGCAAGGCTCGTCTTTCATCCAGGCCAAACAACTCGCCCACATTTCAGCGCGTTTATTGTAAAATTCTCGCGCTTTTAATGGCGTACTTCCAGCATTCACCCCAACAACAACGCCGCGATGCCCAAGTTCATTTAATCGGTCAACAACCCCAGCACCTAACCCACCAACATCTACAAACACCTTAAAAGGATTTTCCGCTTCAATAATACTGTGAACCATCCCCGCTATTTCCATCGTGTCCTTTTTGCTATGGCTCTCAAGGCCAAAAGCCACGCGTCCACGACGGCGAATAATACCCGTTCTATCATCGCCAAAACGCGCAGGATCAACACCAATAACTAGCTTGCCATAAGGTTCGGCCTCACCTTTCCGACAACGCATAACGACTTCTGATGATATATAAGTATCTTCGCCAGTGTTTTGAAAAGCCTCGGTGCTGTTGCATGGATATTCTTGCTTAAAAGATTTTTCACCATCAATGCCATTGACGGAAAGCTCACTGATTTTAAGCCGACGCCATGCCAGTTGATTATTAGTTAAGCCGTATTGCTGGATTAAATCTATTTCGATATCGGTTGGCACAAAGTCATCGCTGGCAATAACCTGGTATTCTTCTTGCCAAAACCACGGGACAAAAATAGCCCTAAAATCCGATAAACCCGCTTCCGCTTGCTGCCACATTTGATGAAAGTAATTGCCGACGCCGTTGGCTGTAGACTCTAATATTATCTCGGTTCCTAACTCATTCGGAACAGCCTGCATAATTCCTTTAGCGTGCTCAGGTGCATTATTCCAGAACGCAACTTCCGAGCCATGTAGAAGCTGAATGGTAGCAGACCGTCCGACTGCTTTATTTTCAGCAGTTCCAAGCTTATATCCTGAGTCCAGCAACCCAAAGATTAGCTCTTTAGCATTAGAAGTAGTGACTTGGGGCTTTACGGGTAAAGGCGTGTTTTCATAGTAGCGCTGCGCCATCTTATATAGATTTTGCGTAGCGTCTAGCGCATGAGTAAGGATGAAAGCTTGCATCCCAAAATTATGGGATACTTTGTGATAAAACCTGCCGCCAATTAGCGTTGATACACCTTGCTGTCTACCTTTCAATATCAGGGCGCGTACCTTGCCCGTCTCGCCCTTCTGGCGCTCAAGCTCACTGTGTATATAGGATTGCGCTCTGTTTAATTTGAATGGCTGGATAGAGCCTGATTTTGTGCGAATGAACAAACATTTTGAAGCGTAGTGTATGAAGTCATCTTTTAAGCGTTGCCGAATGGCTTTGTCATCGGGTGTCATCTGGGTTGGCCAAAGCGTGAAGTTGATTAGCTAATACCACAATAACCTCGCGCATTTCCGCCACGTCTTTCACCAGCATTTGCACTTGTTTTTCCAATCGGCGCATAGCGTTAATTTTATCTTGAATCTGCGTCATGCCAAGTCCTTTAAATCCTGCTCATGCTTCACTGTGACGTCTGTGTGTTGCCTGTCACCATATATCTTGGGGGCAAGCTTGCCCGCAGTCCATTTCCTTGAGTCAATGCGCAGCCTGGCATGCCCTAAAATTCCAGAATCCAAACGCCGGTTACCATCCTCATCGAAATAAACAGAATCAAGCGTATCGTCTAAAATATCCTCTATCGATTCGGCCATTATTTCAGCCTGAAACTGTTTACTTTTCGTGTAATTCGCGGAAAAGTCATCCTTCTGCCAACGCCAAACACGGATAGTATCGGGGTTTGGAAGCTCAGGAAACATCTTGCATAATTTGGGCAGACCTACTGGATGAGTAGCAACAAGCTCGCATATTCTGTCCGCTAATTCCTGACTATAAATAGATGGACGCCCCATTTTAGGCTTTTGCTCTTTCTCCATCATTTACCCCATTGGTTGAAACAGGTTGTACCGGTAATATATCAATCTGTCTAGGCTTACGCGAACGCTTCACGCGCACAACTGGCGCAACCACCGACGTATCCACCGTATCAACTTTAACATGTCCGACCCCTTTGCAATTCGGGCAATCTTTCTCAATACAACCGAGGCCAATAATAACGCGCCTGCCTCGACAGTTTCCACATCTTTCAGTCGTCATCTTATCCACACAATCTGTTTATAACTCTGCGTATAACTGCAAATTATACACGCCCAGACTCGCTTGTCTACCGATGCCCACAAACAACCCACAATAATCTATAAATAATCATTGTAAACGTGTTGACAATTAGTGTAATCGCGTTTACAATACTCGCATCAAGGCAACAAAGGGGATAAGAAAATGGCATACATATCAACAGAGCAAGTAAAGGCGGTACGGGTTGCGCTGAGAAAGGAATTTCCATCCGTGAAGTTTTCAGTAACTAAAGAGCATTGCAGCAGCTTGAACATTGCTATTATGGAAAGTGACATTGAGTTTACAGTTTTTGATAAATATTCACGTGAGTTTGTGCAATGCGAAAGCGTAAGCCCTTATTGGATTAAAGATAACTTTGCCCACAACGAAAAAGCGCGGGATTTTTTGCTCAAGGTGAAAGAAATTGCTGAGAACATTAATCCAGTGAAGATAGTTAGCCGTGATACAGACTATGGTGATTGGCCTAATTATTATTTGAACATTCGTATAGGCAAGTGGGATAGACCATATATTTTAAGGGCAGCGTAATAGCTGCCAAGACAAATAGGTGAATGATGATGAGAGATATAGAAGAAACAATAAAGCGCGCCGTTGAGATAAAAAAATTAAATCACCTTCAATTTGTGACCATATGGAAGACTGGCAAGCTCTTTGGGTTCAACTTTGAAAAGCAAGCAGTTGGATATTCAACAAAAGAATACGGCGTGACTCGAACGGTTGTAGGGGTTTACTAATGATCACACAATACACAATAGAAATATACGCAGCAGACTGTGCGCCATACGATGACTACAAGTTTACGGCAC